CCGCTTTCTCACAGACAATGACGCAGTCATCCCCATTATTGGCAAGTGACAGTTGTATTCCTAGGTGTTCCTTCAACCCGTAAACCATGGCGCACATGAGTATGCAGTTGCCCAAGCTAGTGTTCATGTCTCCACTCATTCTACATCCCTCTTTCTTGTACTTGATAATGCCATCGCTGGCAAAAGCCGTACCAACATTACACAATTGCTGCTTAAGCAGCCATTTTAGCTGTTTATCATTAGGGTAATCTCTCAGGTAAAATTCATGCTCATACTTAAGCGCTTCAACCGACACGTATTGGTCGAACCGACTCGCGTCGAGACCGACCGCAACGGGATTAACGTACTTGTCCCACTTAGTGCGCATGATAGCTCCTTGTTGCTCGAGAGTGAACCCTTTAAAGACCGTGATCTCCCCAAAGCACTTAGCAATGGTTTTAAACGCATGATGCTCATAATGTCGGAGGTAACGACCCAAACAAACGTTGTAGCGGGGTGACCGAAGTTGTATGACCCTGGGGGCAGGGTCAGGCTTCTTCGACAAATTAAGTTTTTCCGCCTTAACGAATGTCTTCAGCTTAGCGTCTCTTGTGCTGATTGGTTGATGCGACAAACTATCAACCGCCTCACGATAAATAGTTAGTTTCCTGCCCGTGTAATTCATTAGGAATTGCTCACTAGTTACAGGGGTATGACGCCAACTATTTTTGGTATAGAGATCGCGAAACTTATCAAGAGAGCGGAAAGCTCCCTTGACGGGTTTGGGGGCGTCTTGGAGCCCATTGGGCCCTTCGACGTAAAATACTCTCTCCATTAAGCCCCTCCGCAAATTGGAAAGAGAGTTGTTGTGGATGCCGATTAATAAATGGCCGCCTATACCACTATAGCGCAACAACTGGCGCTGTTTCTCGGGGCGCCCTGATGGTATGACCACCAGATCAGGATGCTCTCCACGCGAAACAGACGTGGAGAATCCTGGCCTCCTTTCAAGGCACCCCTATTTGGACCGGAAGGCCA